ATATGTAAATATACGCAGTACCGCCACATTTTCCCACATTTGTCAAGTCAACCCCTTACAACCTCACACCCTCACTCTCAAACCCTATTACAACATCACATCATCATCTTGTCAACTAATTATATTTCACAATAAAAACACCACTTTTGCAAGTGGTGTTAGAGATATACTCTCGCATATTACAATTATACTATTATTCACTTATTTCATCAACAAAATAAGACCCGTAGGTCTTATTTCATAGTTTCGCGACTAAACGCATGTAGGTTTCTACGTAATTATACCACACTATCCGCTTATTTCGTCACCAAAGTCACCGTTCCAATAAAGCATTGGTAGCCAGAAGATACGTGATCGTGTGTATGCTGGAAATGTTGTTGCTGCATTTGTAAAGTCATTGCCAGCGAGTGCCACATAAATTTGACCGTCAGTACCGACCATGAGTAATACATTAAACATATTACCAGCGTCCATATAGTCGTTCGCTGTCTTGCTAAATCCACGTGTTGCACAAAGTGTATAGCCAGCGCATTCAATTGTATAAGCGCTGCTCGGTTTGTTATTTAAGATAAGGCCGGTTGCTATGCCGTATGCATTGTTTGAACCCGGTATTGGTACATAATTACCAAGTGAAATAGAGCTAGCAGTATTGTTATCGATATAACAAAGACCATAAAACTTAAATAACGTTCCATCTTCGTTTTGTGCAAGAGTAACGTGAAATGATCGGCCACCAGCCAAGTTAATTGTCGCATCGCTAATTTGATTTAAATTAAGTTGCGATATTAATCCAGAAACTGAAGTATTAAGGTTGGATACGTTGCCAGCTAAATTACTAACCTGATTTTCAGTTGTACCAACGCGCGTATTTAATGATGACACGCTGGTTTCAGCACTTTCAACACGTGTTTCTAATTCATTAACTTCGCCGGTTGCACTAGCAATATTATTTGCATTGGTTTTCATTTGGCCGTCAATAATAGTCATTGCTTGGTTCACATCGCCAAGCCATGATGGTTTATCGGTTCCGATAAATTGCGGTAAGTTATAATTTGGTGTTTTGTTTGTACTCGACATTTTATCTCCTTTTTATGCCGTTAAAATTGCTTTACCATTACGATCATATTCAGTAGCGGTGATTTCAAGGCCGTCATATACTGATGCGTCCATATTTAATGCATCATATTCACTTGCAGTAATAGCACCTTCGCGCGATGAGTCAAATAAATTATCTAATGCGGTTTGTAATGGCACAATGGTGCCGGTACTTGGATCATAAACATTTATCTCGCCAATTGCAATATTATCTATTTGTTGTTGCAATTCTTGCGCTCTTGCATCGGTATAAGCGCGCATGTACGATGTTGCGCTTGCTATTTGTTCAGTTAATTGAGTTTGAATTGTGATAAAACGTTGATTAATTTCTTGATTTAATTGAATTTTATAGTCGTTAAAATCTACGTATAATTGATTTACTTTTGTTTCAATTTCTTCAATTTTGCCACTGTAATTTTCGATAAATTCTTGATGCTGGTTAACTAGATCGATAACTTCATTTAATCGGCAAAGAATACCGGTTAAAAATTCTTCAAAAGTTATATTATCTTCAAATACCGTTGTGGTTGGCTGAAATATGCTTGTAAACTTTGGTATTCGATATTTAATTATCGCCATATTATCCTTTCTAATAAATATTAATAAATAAACTTCCGCATGCTTCGATTATATCGTGATTTATCATTATGATATTTTGGCGATATTGGCGCACCATTGCTTGCGCTGTTGCACTTACACCGGAGTTACCACGCGTTCGACGCTCGTAATTTTGGGTGCCTTCGCTGTTTGATTGATCATTAATAGTATTTTCGGTTTCACTACCTGATGTACTCGTAGCGTAACTTCCGTCAAGAATTGCCGTTTTGTTAATTTGGCCTTGTGGCGTATCAGAATTAATATTTAATCCGGTTCCGGTGTTTTTTGAATTGCTATTATTTTTGCCAGTGGTGGTTTCGGTATATGTTTCAGTATAGTCAACATTTACGAGTGGGTCATATTTAATTGCAGCTGAATAAATGAGCGGTGCTTTTTCTTCCATTATTTCACGCATTAAAACTTTTGCTTTATGCGCAAAATAACTAGGCGTTTCAAATCCAATTTCGCGCATTGCGTAATGATCAAGGATCATATCAGCGAGTTTGGTTTTATTCCATGTTCCACGCTGTTCAATTACTTCGATTTCATCGGCTGTTAAATAATCACTTAGTTCATAATCACTAAACCATGATCGGACTTCATCAACGCCAAAGGTTTTAACAACATTTCGTAATTGAATCGTATATTTTGCCATTATTCACCTTCTCCAATATCTGTAACTGCTTCGTCGTTGAATTCGTAATCGTTCACAATGCTTTCTTGTTGTTTGATTATATTATACAAATCAGAACGTACACGAACACTTACATTTTCACCATATTTTTCATTAAATAGTTTTGCTGCTTCTTGGCGCGGCGCTAAATATGATTGTAAGTTCATGTTAATAACTTCGTTATTTGATGATGTTTCATCACTGATTAAACGTTCTTTCTTTTCATCAGCCAAGTTATTAATACCGAGATAAGTTAAAGCTTCATTCCAAATTTGTTTTTTATAATCTTGGATTTTATCGGCAATAAACGGCACATCAGTTTTTAGGGCTTTAATCTTTGATATGTCATTTAATTTATCGTCACCGAAAATTACAGGTTTGTTGCCATCAATTTCTTTATACATGTTTACCATGGTCAAACGCTGGTTTTCGTCAGTAATGATAAGTAGAGGGAATTTTTGATTACGTATATTTACATCGCAGCTTCTCTGTGCATCATATAAGCGAAGTGCAAATAATTCCATGGTTGTAGCAGTTGGTACTGATTCCCAATCATTTAAAACTAACACGCAACCTTCTTCTTTGCGTTGATTGGCATTATTTTCACCATAAAATACTGTGCGCATAGATTGCATGTTGTAAGAATAACAATTTATTTTTGTTGGCAATCCATAAATATTTAAATTACCTGATGTACTTGCACGTAAGTTAATATAACCGCCTTGTTTTAATGAATAAAGCATTGACGCGCGACCGTCATAATATAAACATCGTTCCAAAAATCTTGCGTCCATACCACTTGGCAAATTTTGCCATTCAAACATTGATAACGCGATTTTCTTAAAGCGTTGTAGATAATCAATAAATGTAGCGTCATTTATGATGATATTATCATCAAGTTTTTTACGGTGTTTTACCGGCCGTAACTTATACGCCATATTTAAATCATCTATCATTTATTACCCTTTGTTATATTTTATCAAATAATCGAATTATCTTGTGAATAATCCATGAATGTATTGACATTATGCCATAAGGTCACGCCATGATCGAACATTGCTTTTAAGTTAGCCATGTCAGACGTTGGTATATCACCAATAATATTGGCCTGTTTAGTTTTTACGAAATTCCAATTGCGGCGGCCATTAATGTTTGGTATTTTGACGCGGTTTACTTTATATCCAAGCATTGAAAAATACTCATCGACTTGGCGCGCAAATTCGGCGCGAATTGACATTTTCCGAAAAGTAAACCCAGTTTCACCGGCACTTAAATTAATGTCACCACTACTTACATTGCCTTTAGCTTGGGGCGGTGTCATTTGGGCGCTTTTTACTTGTTGCATTACATTCGCAATGTCGGCCGCAAAATCGATTGCACCTACATTACCGCCACCACCACCAATTACACTCGAAAGTAAGCCAACGCCGAAGTTAAATGCTTTGTATCCAGCCTGAATTTTCACGTTGGCACCGTTAACGGCTTTCCAGTTTAAGTAATAATCGGAAATCCATGAAATACAAGGCAATTTGCCGCCATTTAATCCTTCTGTCCAACCATCACTACCTGAAACTTTTGAATTTGTTGGCACGATCTTAAAACTTCCACCTTGATCAAGTGCTGACTTTAAAACGAATTGTGGATTACCGTTGAAATTTTCCCAGTTGAAAACAACATCGCCGCCTACGTTGTTAGATAAATATAAGTAATTAAACTCGCCGGTAAATAATTTATTATTCTTTGGCACATATCCATCAATGTTACCATTTCGAGTAATTGGGGTCAGTGTGGTGGTCTTGGCGTTCCAACTACCAACCGGCACGAAGAATGAATTACCTTGTGAATCTTGTGCAGTTTCCCATGTGCATACATTATATGGCACTAGCGATATTGCGATTATTGCATCACCGCGGCCAAATGAATCGTATATACTACATACCGAATACATACGTGCTACGCCAGCATCAGTCATTGGTACGGCAAATACTGGACACCCTTGCGGAATACCATTAAAAACAGGGACGGTCGCACTTGGGAATGTATATGTATTATCGCCTTTTTCAAGTCTAGTGGTGGTAACTTGGAACACGATAAAAGTGGCACCGCCGCCGGGGTTTTCTGCATTAGTTAAACTTTCACGAATTGGCGCGCCATTAACAACAAAATCACCGGTTTCAAGACCTTCCGGAACAGTGTGCAATCCGAAGGTATCATCATTAACATGTTCACGTTCAACGAAACATTGTCTGAATGTGATATCGAATTGCCATGTTTGCCAAGCATCAGTTTCAATTGCAAGTTCAACGACTTTATTATTTATCCACCTTGTATTACGTACAAAAGCGAATATCCATTTATTTTCGTAATCGTCGTTTTTGTACATTACATAGTTATATTCTAATAATTCTTCTTGATTGACTTCAAAACGGATTGTACCGTCTTTACGCTGGAATGTATATTTATCTACATGTTTATTTTGCAAGCTTGAGAAATAAGCCAATTGCGCATTATTATTCGCAAAAGTTAATTGGTTGTTATTGTCTGCTTCGATTGGACATTTTATTAAATATAATTCTGTGTTCGGTGGAATAAAACTCATAAATAATACCTTAAAAGGCCGGACTTTCACCGGCCATGTTTTTTATTCGCCGTCAGACTCGCCGGAATCGCCTTCGCCAACAGTTACCGAAATAGTAGCAGTGACGTTACCACTTGTTGCGGTGATAGTGGCTGTACCATCTGCAACACCCTTGACGATGACACGCGCAGGATTTGCCGGATCGGCACTGACCGTTGCAACGTCTGTATCGCTTGAAGTAAATACGATCGCAGGATTATTGCCGGTAACAGGCGTGACATCAACGCGTGCTGACTCAGAACCGCCAACAGGAATTGCTAATGCGTCACCAGTATAACCCAAACCAGTAATAGTTACGGTTGGTTGTTCAGTGGCAAGGATCACACCGTTTGCAAAGAAGCTGTAATTATACATCTTGATAAGGTTCAAGTACATTTGGTAAGTGCGGTTGTTTGGATTACGGAATTCCTCAACGAACATATCTTGGCGTTTGATACGGAACCAGCTTTTATCGCCAATAAAGCCAAGGATCTTGGAACCGTCAAAGATTTTTACGCCGTTATCGTCATATACATCAAAGTTATCAACCGAAATGATATTGCCAAGCAATTTAGTTTCATCAATGTGGAAAGCTTGCGCAAGCACATTCACATCAAGAAATGCACGAATATCATTGCGTACTATCACTACGATATCTTCAGGGCGTGACCATGTGCGAACTGGACGACCAGCACCGCCGACTTTATCCCAAGCGTTATATTGGGTGCTTGGCAATTGCATATTCAAGAACATTTCACGAAGATTAGTCGTAAATTGTTTTGCAAGCGCTTCAGTGCTTGGTGCAGTAAGCGTACGGATCTGTGCTTGGTTCTTCATGTAAGCACCTCCGACAATGTTCTTAGTAAACTGGAATTCGTCAATGTATGCGCCGTTGTATAGACTCATGGATAGACCATCAATGAAGTTGTCAAGCGCGTCCCATGACACAAATGCTTTCTTCAATTGGGTGTAAGAAACTGTAACCGGATATTGAAGATCCATGTTGATATGGGTGTACTGAACTTTTACATCAGCTTCGTATTTCGCAAGTAGACCAGCAAAATCTTCAACATTGAATTTGCGGCCCTTAGCAGGATTAACGTAAATTTCTTGTCCTGCATATCCAAGCGGAATACGATCGCCCTCAAGCACCTGTAATGGGTTGTTGAAATATTTGACTTCAAATTGAGTGTAAACAATTCGATTGATAAGCATTGACATAAAGTCGTTGCGTACAGTTGGATTGTTTAAAATTGGCTGACTTAGCGCGCCAATGTCTGTGGTGGTGTCGATAATCGGCACATACTGATGATATGCACCGCCGTTTTTAATCGACAGTTCACGAATTGCATTAAGACTTGTGACAAGTCCCTGATTTGGTTGCATTTCGCACTCCTTTCTTTATGTTGTTATTTTTTAAAGTTGCCATTCTCGTCGAAGGCATCTCTAAAATTAAATTCCTTAGTGGTAACTTCTCCTTTTTCTTCTTCATCTTCGTTTGACGTTACAGTAATTTGGCGCAGTAAGTTACCGTTACTTGCTACTAATTTTTTATTATCTTCTTTTAATTGCTCGATAGTTTTATCACGCTCTGCGATCTCATTTGACATTGTTTCAAAACCGGTCATAATGGTGCCAATATCATCAGCAATTATTGCTGACTTATCTTCACCAAGTTTTTTATCGATGCTATTTGTAATTTCCCTTAACTTCTTACCGTCCATGGTTTCATTATATCACTTGCCTCGAAAACTTGGCCATTGATTCAATGCTATCGGCCACGGAAATTTTCGCTTTTCTTTTTCTTCATCTTCTGGAGTAACACCACCATCATATGTACGCCAATTATGATTAAATCCTTGTATAATACTCGTATTATTTATATACACACCATTCCAATAATGAATTCGGTTGCTTAAATCATAATTACCGCTTGGCCGTTGCACGAAAGTACCACCTCGACCTTGACCAAGACATGAATGCACGTGATCGCCAGTGACTTGCCCATATGTACCAGTCCGATAGCATAATTGGCCTTGATTCACTATTTGGCCAGCAGTCGTATATGGCGGCGAATTATCGTGCATAAACATTAAAGTCATGTAATCCAACGTGCCGTCAGCAAAATGCACTCGATTCAGACTTTCAAATATTACTGCATTACCGCCGGTCGTTCCGGGGTGATATGATAAGACTTTCATTGAACATGGCGCGTAAAGCGGCGCGCGTGTGATTACCGATGTACCATTATAGCCAACAAAATCAATATTATACGTGCCAAGGTGTGAATAGTCGCCGCCTTCGTCTTGGGTCATATAAAGATAGGGCATCGGAAATAGTGCTACTTCGTACCCATCACTAGCAACTAATCTTTGACCGGCGATCATTTCAACATCTGATTTACGATACTTTGAATCGTATTGTAATTGTATCCGGCCTTAGTTAATTTCTGTTTACGCTCATCACCGTTACCCCACAGACCTTTGATAACTTCTTTGGCGATCGTTTCGTTCGACTTCTTGCTGGATTTTGGTGCCAGCATCTGATTTACAATACTTTGAATCGTGTTGTAATTATAACCGGCCTTTGTCAATTTCTGTTTACGTTCGTCACCATTACCCCACAGTCCTTTGATAACTTCTTTGGCGATCGTTTCGTTCGATTTTTTACTGGGTTTTGGTGTGGATTTTTGCCAAGCTTTTAGCCGAAAAGCGCCCAAGAAGTCAGCTAAGCTGCGATTTATTACATTTACATAAGTGGCGCCTTGATTTTCACCTTGCAACATGACACTTACACCAGCTTTAACAATAGATTTAACAATGCCAATATGACCATCGCCGCCAGCATTAAATATTATCCAGTCACCAACTCTTAATTTATTTTTATCAGTTATAAGATCAAATTCTTTACCAGCGTTAACATTTCGCGATATAGTCCAACAATCGCGTACACTTGCCATGCCACCGGCCTTAGTAACTAATGGCCGCCCCACTTGATTTTTCCAAAAATAGTCACCATAATCCCAGCATTGAAAAGGTTGGTATTTTGGCCACGCGTCCATATCGTATGATCGGCCAATCGTTGAATTTAAAAAATCTTCTGCGCTGTTCCACTTTGTCATTTTATTCCTTTCCTTCTCCTTGATTTTTAAGTGCTTTTAATGCGTTCTTAATCGTTTTTGGTATTGGTAAACCGGCTTGGCCAAGATTTTCAATAATAGATAGGCCTTCATTCGCTACAAAATAATATAAAACCAAGGTACGAATTGCGCCGGTATTTCCAGTGACGCGGTCAATTAGTACTGCCAACATCACAATTATTAAAATTCCAATTTTCTTCATTAGTCCACGTAATCCAATACGCGATGATAATGTCTTATTATTAAAAGCTTTAATCACGCCGCTAACATAATCAAGCGCAATAGCTATTAATAGGCAATTCAATGCAACATCTATTCCGCCAAGTAGATATATCAGGGCTGTAGTAATAGCGCCAAGTAAAACACAAATGTTTTCTTTCATGATTCCATGATAGCATAAAAGGCCGTACTTGCTGACATAGTACGGCCTTGTATGGATAGATAAAATATTAAATTGATTCAGTAATTTTAATATTTTAAGTGTGAAAAGGAAATCACATCATTATTTTAATATAAGCATCGCGATAAGTACACCATCGATACATAATTGTGCGACATTAAATATCAGCATTCTAATACGTAATTTATCATAATCTTGTACTAAGTGTACTACGGTTTTACGGATTAATGTATTTTCAAGTTTTTTAACATCATCACCTATTTCATCGAGAATCTTTGAAAATTCATCTTTTTCAATATGATCAAAAGTTGATGTATTTATCTTATGTTTCTTACTTTCCATGATTACCTTTCTTTATTTCTTTAATTAAATTTCTGATTAATATTCCGAACAAAACACATGTAATTACCAATAAAATAATGCTTTGTTTCATCTTGTAATCTTCTTTAAGTATTTTTTATCTTCTTCGTTTTCTTTTAAGTAATTTTCCCATCGTGCCTGCGATGCTTTACGCGCAATTTCAGCGCGTTGTTCTTTTGTTAGCGATGTTAAACGCGCTTTGCCGCGCTTGATCGCATAATAATCTTTGACTTCAATCTTCACTTATTCTCCTACATCGTTGTATTTCTTGCCCAAGCTTCAAGAGCCTTATAACATTTCTTTAAATTCTCTCCACTAAGGTTTTGTTTAGCTTCAGCTTTTGCCTGCTTAACCAATTTTGCTTTTAATTGTTGCTCTCTTGTCATTCTTCCTCCTTTACTCCCCCAACCATCATAAGTTTCATCATCTTCTTCATATAAGTCACAATTCCGATAATCACGATGGTTACATAGGCAAGTTAGTTCTCCCTCTACAAACTCAATTCTACAATTTTTACTCATTTTCCTCCTCTCCGCATAGATCAGTGATGTAATAAACATTACCGTCCTTGCATTCGTCAAAAGGCTTTGTTTTAATAATTAATTCAAACGCGCTATTAAACTCGTAGTCGTATGCTCTCCATGTCAATCCTGATGAGCTTACAAAACATACCTTCGTGATCCCTAAACCTCTAACTGCACGTCGTATTTCCTCGTCCTTAATAAGTGGCTCTTTTGGCTTGTAATCTTCGTAGTTTTCAACCAACTGCTCAATACTTCTGAATACGAAAGCTCCATCCATTTTTCGATTATCTGTTATGACGATGAAGTTAGGATTTTGGATTTTCCCTGTCTTTTTATTACGTATTTTCATTGTTTAAACTCTCTTCTAATTACCGGATAACCTTTCGGATTTTCGGAAATACCCCAACCCTGTGGTAATTCTGTTTCATGGTGTACTTTTGGGTTGATCTTGTCTTTAGTTTTAAAGTAATAAATTGGTCTTGGCTCTTTATTGCCAAATTTAATATATGATTTTACTAAAATATATTCTTTGCCATTTTGTGATATATATTTCATATTATGCTAAATCCTTGATTACACATACTATATCATCTAACGTGTCCGCGATATTAAATGCTTCTTCATATAAATTATCTATTTCGCGGCGAATATCTATAACTTTATTTAATAAAGTTTTATCTTTCCTTTCCGCTAAATCCGCTTCTAGTTCATCTAACAATTGATCTAAATAATAACGGTCTAGATTATCTGTTATCGCCATTAATCAACGTCCTTGGCGTTTTCAATCGCAGTTTTTATCTTAAAACGTATTTCATCGATCATATTATTAAATTTACGCACTGATTCGTTGTATTTATTTTGCATGTTTAAATCGAGATATAACTTTTCGTCATATTCCATATATGAAGTAATAGTTGCATGTAGCAATTCTTCAAGTTCACTAACTGAAAATTTTACATTTACTATTTTATCTTCCATGATAATTTCCTTTCTTTATCTTATGCTTAAATTATAGCAAGTATAATTCTAAAATACAAGCATAAAATAACAAAAAGTTTTCCACAATCATGTGGAAATGTGGAAAACGTGTTACAATTTAAATATAAATGTTGCGGAAAAATAAGCCCCAATGCGAGAGGGGCTTATTTTTATTTAATACTTTTCAATCACTAATTCTAGCGTTGGCATGGCGTTGCCGGTCGCAATCTCTATCCAGATGTTATTCACGCCTTGGTTGAGTGATGCGCCCGCTAGTGCTTCTAGTTGGTCGATGAGTGTTTGGTCGGTTATCTCTGTGGTGGTTGGAGTTGCTAGTGGGTAGTAAATCGTTGTTGGGTGCGTTGAAAGCCAAGTGTTAAATCCTCGATATGTCGTGATTGTATTGTCCATCAACTCGAACCACATTGTCCATGTCGAGCTAAAGCCGAACTTGCCTGCGCCTGTCCATGTCGTGGTCGTGCTTTCGCAAGTAAAGTTGTTTGATTTAGATAATCTTGCATCGTCAACTTTTGCTATTCCGTCCGTAAGAACGCTATCGGCTGCACGATAAAATCCTGAATATGTGCCTGAATTGTAGTTCCAGATGTACTCTTCTGAACCGTCTAGCGTGGTCTTTCCGACCCGTTTCTTTACATACCACTTTTCGCCGTCTTTATAGATTCTGTCCTGATATGTGCCAATTTTGGCAAGTTCGAGTGTGCCAAGATTGATGGTGTAATCTTGCGCCGTATATGGCTCGTAGGTGGTAGCCTGTGAGCCGAGTTCGAGCTGAAGATTCTTCATATAAAGAACGTTCGACCAAGTGTATAGTTGGAAGCCAATTCCTGTAACCGTCTTTGTCGAGTCGCTAACGATTGTAATATTCGACCATGACGTTTTATCGCCTGTAACGCTTGGCGAATGCGTGCCATCGCTATATGCCAAAAAGATGTAGTAGTTGCTCGATGACTCGGTTGCTAAGTCGAACTGTAATGTTGCTTGCCCATTGACATTAAGTGGATAAATGACAGTAGTTGCGCTCGTGCGCTCAATCTTCTTGCAAGCCGAACCGCTAAACGTTGCATCTGAAATTGTCAGAGATGAACTCAGCGTTGAGAACATCGCCGTTTCATCTAGTAGATTCTTCCCCACCACCTTTACAACATTCTCGCCTGTAACTACCGAGATTGGAAGCGGTGCATCGGGTGTTGGCGTGCCGTCTTGCGTTGCGTTGCCGTTGAGTTGAGCGGATTGAACTTTTCCACCGTCAGGAAGATTAATATTAATATATTCACCGGAAACGGTTACTACGTTAGTCGAGCCTTTAATTAAAGTTACGTTCTTATCAATGTTTTCAATAAACATATCAGTATTTGCCGGGCATATAGTTACTTCATAAGGGGTTAAAGATAGGGATTCTGCAATTTTAATCAAATTTTTGTCAATATTTTCAACAAAGAAATCAGTGTTCGCCGGTCGAAAATCGACTTCGGACGGTGATAAACTCATGCTTTCCGTGATCGCAATCACATTCTTATCGATATTTTCAATAAAGAAATCAGTGTTCGCCGGTCTAAAATTTACTTCAGACGCTTCAATATTTAATGAATGTGCAATTGATATTACATTACTATCAATATTTTCAATGAAGAAATCAGTATTTGCCGAATAATTAGTTACCACACTTGGTTGATCGGCAATAACTTGCACTTCTTCATCAATATGTTCTATTACAAAATCCGTATTTTCCATAATTTTATTATATCTTATTTAATTGTAAAATCTGTGTCAGCCAATATTACACCGCCTTTCACATGTTTGTATGTTAATTTACGTCCAGCTTCGCCAATTTCTTCATCGGTAAAGTTCAATGTTGAAAAACCTAAATTAAAATTATCGAAGGTCACAAGATGCGATAATTTCTTTGGAAAACCAGCCACCGTTACATTTATTACACCATCTTCGCCTTGTTCAATATAGCATTTTTGTCTGATATATTTTGCACGTACAAACTTACTTTCTAATTTCCATGCGCCGAGTTCATAATCATCAATGTTTAAATCTTTACTCAATTCTTTTACGTCATCTTCATCAATACCGATTACATGCATCGAGTCAGTGTCAAAATAAGCCATACCGTCATATCCTTTATTCTTTAACGTCCATTCACGCATTTTTTGGCCGGATTCAATAATATATTTACGTGCATAAGCCGTAATGAAAGTGGCCACCGGTATATAAATCGGCTTTCTTTCTTCAACTTCAAGCATCATTTGGTGTACGGTTTCATCATCACCAATATATGGTGCTTTTTTCGCACCGCGTGGATTTAAGCCAAATTTACCGTATAAAGAATTTAACATCAATTTAGCGGTACGCGTTTTTGCACCGTTTCCTTCTTTTTTCGCATTAATTTTTTGTTCAGTCCAATAATTTATATATTCATCAAATAAGCCTTTGCATGATTTAAACTTAAAGCCGCCATGATAAACAATATTATCTACGTCATAATGTTTAAAAAATAACTCAAGATCCGGACTGGCAAGGGTCAATGTTACTAATTCGCCATGCGTTGATTTAATATATTCATTCGGCATAAACGACATATTGCGCTTTAATTGTATTGTTGGTATAAATCCGGGTTTAATATCGAAAGAACAAGTTAATTGTTGAACAAATAAATTATACAGTGGGTCAGCTTCATATTTACCTTCAAAACGTTCAGGGTAACCGATCGGTAAATATTCTTGTACCATCTTTGCTGGATACATTGAATTTACATCGAAAGTTACTCCTCCGCCTGTTTCAGCATTTAAATAATTATCGCAAAGATATGTAAAACCGCCTTTATAAGATAAACGAATTTCTGCATCTGTTTCTAAATCTAATTCCGGAAAGTATTGTTTAAAACTTTTGCAGCGACTTTTAAAATCGCTTAACGCATCTGAACCGATCGTCATTTTCGTAAGTCCAGCATCGTTAAACATGTAATCTAGCGCTCTTGCCATAATTTCAACGTCATTTCGGATATAATCAACCTCATGCGGTGTTAAGATATGGCCTTTTGGTCGGTCGGATTTATAATCGAGTTCTAGTTTTTTAATCGGTAAATTAAAATCTTCAGCAATTTGCGCGACACTAAAATTTAGTATCTTTAATGAGTCATAAAATGTTACTTTATTAACGCGTGATTTATAGCATTTAAAATACACTTCGATTGAATACCATGCGCCCATATCTGTTATTAATGTCGTAAAAGATTTGTCGTGACGGTCTTTCTTATCGTTGACCCACTCGAAGCCATTATCTAGAAGCCACCATATTATAAATTCGCCGTCAAATTTTAAATTATGGAAATATATCTTAAAATTTTGGCGATCATACGCACACCATTCCATAAAATCATCTAAACTATTGCCGTATTGAAAATTATCAGGGTCGCCAATCTCGCAAATTGCATACGCCCATACGCGGCAATCATCAACTTTCGTAGTTGTTTCAAAGTCAGCAGTAAAACATCGCATATTTACTTGTCGATAAACTCTTTCACGATCGAGTCCACACGTTCCATTAAATTATCGATGTTTAAATCCATTTTATTAATTTCGGCTTCGTCCGGTTCTTTTGCACGTGCCATATCTTTCGAGCCGTAATATTCAACAAAGTGTTTTAACGATGGTTCCGCATAATAAGCCATTAATAGTTGATTTGGTGATAATTGCGACAATTTACCTTTAATCTTTAATATACGTTCATCATAATTACCAGTGAACTTAGCATCACGAAACATCATATCAAAGAAATTATTTTTGAATGTTTGATCGCGCTTAAAACGATTCATTTCTTTTTCAGTTGTGGCGGTGGTCGTACGTATCTGTGATCGGCTTAATCCACGTAGCGGACGTTGTAGCATTTCTAATTCATCAAGACGTTGCTTTAAATATTCGTTTCGTAGCGTTTGAACTGGCGCTTTACTCGCAACACGCTTACTTAATGATTCTTGAATTTTACCGATTTCAGATTCAATACGCCTCCTTGCTACTCGTCTGTCATTGTAAAAATTACGCCGCGACCACTCACTCATTTTTACTCGATCTTTACCCACACGCACAATTTTTGTAGCATTTTTGCGATTAAAATTTTCAAGCTGACGTAGCCGGCGGTTTAAATCGCGCTGATTTGAAAAAGTTCTTTTTAAATCCTTAACTCTTTGATGCTCAGGTAAGTATTGCACACCATAATTTTCAAGGCGTTTAAGACGCGCATTAAAATTCTTTACAACACGTTGGATTTCTTTGTTTGAATAATTACGTGCCATTATTCACCCCACATCAAAAAATTAATAAACATTTTCATACCGCAACCTTTATTTTTATTTATTTATGATGTCTATCTTCGTCAATTGCGTTCATTATCGCGCCAACAATAATTCCACCAATTGCGCCGATTATAAAACCGAAAATAATATTACCCACTTCATAAATTAGCGACCGGCTTTGACACCGGCCGCCACTCCTAATTTACACCCATTGGGCGCTTAATGATTCAGTACCGTTTTTAGTTGGTTTCTTAATAATTTTGATTTTAATTGGTGTGTCTAAATTACCAACTGAAACAAGAATTTGCGTAATTGCGTTAAAAAAGTAATTACTTGCAGTTACATAAGTTTTACCAGCTTCATCAAACAAAATAGTGGTATGACCAATACGAGGGTTGCCGTTTTCGTCTAGATCTTTCTTTTCATACTCGCGTACGTAGATATCTTTAACGGTAATCGTTTGACCAACAATATCGTTTATACGTACATCGCAGTTTTGAATAGCGTTGTATAATTTTTTCTTTTCTTCAACAGTTTCACCTTTAATAGTGGAGATAGTTTTGGCGTTACCTTTAAATACTGATAGTTCTTTGCTGATTTCGTTTTCCATAAATTGTTCCTATTATTTATTATATGTTAATATCCAAAATTTTATTACGTTTCTATATATTCGATAAAATTTCCTTTCGTTTAGTTATATTTTAAGTAAAGCAGGGTTCATTAAAATAAAAAAGACCACAAATTTTTATGCAAAAAACTTTTCCACATTTCCACAAAAGAGCAGGGAATAATAACTTTATTATTCATATACTATTACCACTTCCCTGCTTTAAGATGTATTAACTGTTCACCCCTGTTAGCTGCACTTCCCTGCCCCATCTGTATATACCTTAATAACAGGGGTCAGCACTCCCCTGAACACCACTTTTAAAATAAATAGCAGGGAAGTGCAAATTTTATCATGATATAATCAAAAACAGGTAAGGGCTAGCGGTCACCATTGTTTAATATAAAGTGATGGTTTAAAAGTTTACACGCGCCACGATGATGAATCGGTGTAACACCAGTTTCCGGTGGTTCCGGCGCTTTATAACATTGGCCGACCCGGCCTTTTCCTATCTGAATAAATTATTTATACAATGCTTTATTACGATTATCGAAAATTATTATCTTATAACGCCCTTATATCTTTTGTGATTGGTGAGCGCGGTGTCGGTAAAACTTACGGCGCGATCAAATTTGCTATTTCAGACTTTTTGAAAAACGGCCATCAATTCGTTTACGTGCGGCGTTATGCTACTGAACTTGAAACGGCCGCGCCCAAATTCTTTGATGCGATCATTGAAAATAAAGAATTTGAAGAACATGAATTTAAAGTTAAGACTTCAAAAAAGCTGACTCGATTTTATATTGACGGTAAAGAGTGCGGTTATGCGTTGCCGCTTTCAACAGCCATGATATTAAAATCTACATCATTTGCGAAAGTAAAGAATATTATATTTGATGAGTTTATTATAACGACCGGCACTTATCATTACTTAAAGAATGAGGTTCATAATTTCTTGGATCTTATCGAAACGATTGCGCGTTTACGCGATGTTCGAGTATTTTGTCTAGCCAATGCTTTAACAATTACGAATCCGTATTTTATTTATTTTAATTTAAGCCTGCCATACAAGTCTGATTTTAAAACTTTCAGAAATGGTCTGATCGTAGTAAATTATGTACGCAATGAAGCATACCGCCAAGCAAAAAGAGCGAGTCGCTTCGGTCAACTCATTGCTGGCACTGAATACGGAAAGTATGCAATTGATAATGAGTTTCTACTTGATGATAAAAATTTTATTCAAAAACGGCCTCCACATTGTACAATATTTTCTACGATTATTATTAATCACCGATCATATGGTGTATGGCGTGATAAACGTAATAATATGATCTATGTTAGCCATGATTATGATCCAACCAACCCATGTTGTTTTGCGATCGATAGCAAGAGCCATAATGAACGTACGATTTTAGTAAATGCACGTAACTCACCTTGGTTTAAAATTGTAATTGATGCATATCGCGTTGGATTAGTGCGTTTTGAAAAACAGGATATTAAGAACGAGGTAATGAATATTATTAATAAAATTATCACGATGTAGTATAATTTAGGTAGATATGCTTGGCATATGGCAAATTGGTACAATTTTAATGATAAAATTTTCTGATTGAATAATTTAATGACCTCAATTATTCAATAAAAAACAAACATTATTTTTGATGCAAAAATCCACACTCTAACACCACTTGCAAAAGTGGTGTTTTTGTTGTGAAATATAATTAGTTGACAAGGTGATGATATGATGTCGTAATAGGGTTTGAGAGTGAGGGTGTGAGGTTGTAAGGGGTTGACTTGACAAATGTGGGAAAATGTGGCGGTACTGCGTATATTTACATAT